TGTAAGACCATATGCATCACACATTGTGGATCTTTTGGTTACATTTCTTGGAAGTTTATTATTCCAATACTCTAGGAATGCAGGATACCATCTATTGTCTGGTTGTGTCAACATAAAATCAGTAGCAGCATCAGCTACAAACTGATAAAGATCCTGAGGATAATCAGACTTGATTAGATTAGTAAGTACAGCAAGCTTATGATTAAGCATAATAGCAGCCCAATGTTGACCACCATTATTAGCACCATCCATTTGAATAGGCAACTGAGTCATACCATCAGTACGACACACCTCAAAGATTGCAGCCAAGCGTTGGAAGGATTTATTCTTCTTCTTGTTTGGATCAATCCATTCCTTGTTAGAGTATGGATCTTCTGCAATTTTCTTGAGCATAGACATATTGTCTAGTACCCAACGTACCCGATCATCAAATGGTTTCTTATCTTGATCAAAGAGATTGGCAGTATGAACATACAACCAATACAAACCTTCTTTAGTTTGTTTCCTAGGCGTGGCAAAGTGAACAAGGCCACGATCAAAGTCAACACCCTGAGGCGATAGCAATTCACATACTGAATATGCACGACCTCGGAAGTCTAAAGTGTATGGCATGTAGAAGAAGTTCCATTGCAACATCTTCTTGGCAAGTTCAAGACGAACAATCATTCTTGATCGTGCTTGTTCTTCCTTGTACCATTCACCCCAAGCCTCATTGGATTCCTGCATCCACTTGGCTTGCTCTTCCTTTGTACCATCTTCTGGATAGGCACGACTAAAGGCAAAGTCTCTGAATGTATATGCTGGAAGATTAGCCAAACGGTAATCATTCTCAAACATATTCCTCATTACTTGGTAGACTTGATTGTTTACTGACCATTCAGTATTCATCAAGGCATTAAGACCCTTGAGTACCAGATCCGATGGCCTTGAATCCCATTGCTTGGGATCTGCACCTACAGGATGGTACCTCTTGATCATCTTCTTACGCACCCAAGGTGATAAGAATCCACCATCTTCCTTTGTTGTATGAGGAACAGGAGGACATACCATTGGACGATAGACTAGACAAGCAGTTTCAAGTAGCTCATGTCGTTTCTGAATCTCACTGAGGATCCAAGGAGAGAATGAAACCAATAATGATTTCTTCTTCTTACCATCCCAATGTACACGACTGACTAGGATATCAGAAGCAAGTGCGACCCGTAGCATATTATGCCCAAAGTCTTCCTTCTCTTTTGATCGTAGCTTTGGAATCTCAGCTACCTTCTTAGTGAATGCCTTGCATCTCTTGACAGTCCAGTTCTTAATAAACTTTGATTGCTTACGCCAATCTTCTGAGAATCTTTTCTTTGCTTGTTGATATGAAACAATAGCAATTACATCTTCTGCAATAAGCTTGGCTACTTGTTGTGCAACAGGTGCACTGGCTGGGATACCAATGGTATCGTCAAAGTTTTGGATTGTATTCCTAGTTAGGAACAACCGCATCATGGATCTGATTGTAATGTCTGCCATCTTGGCAGCACCTACACTGAGGAGAGGAGCAAGCCAATCAGGTGACTTGCGGTTCTCACATACAGTATCAATCCACTTCTGATAATACGGAGTGAGATGGATTACAGCAGATTCAAGTAGCAATTGTTCTGGCTTACCTTCATCTGGTGATCTACTGTACTCACGCCAATATTTTTCTACACCATTCTCCAGCAACTCTTCTTCAAATGTTTTTTGAATATTGATTCGTCGTTGCTGTTCTTCTTTAGTTAAATTTAACCACGAATTTAGCATAATTCTCCTTTGCGATATAGCTATGCTATAAGCGTGGTTACTCAGGTGTATTACTGGAATTGACTAGGGCTTGCCAAGATACAGGGAAGTACATTGACAGGATCTGACCAATGGCATCTGCGTATTCACGAATCTCAGCCTGAGCATGTGGAGCAGAGCGTTGCTGGTAGAACCGAGCATAGGCAGCTAGGCTACCAGTCCAATACCATTCGGTATAGGTTGCTTGTGGCAAAGCAAACCTTGCTTGCTCTGGTGCAACACCTAGCCTAATGAGATCATCATACACACCTTGAGCATACTCTAGATAAAGAGTATACATGATATGTGCACGGCTCTGCGTGTCGGTATCTAGTTCCTCACCAGCACCCTGCTTCATGTTGCTTGGACGAGCAGAGAAACGTGGAATGTAAAACTCAGGTGGCTCGTCGACATAGCGGCGAGAGATTTCATTCTCTACGAAACCAACCTTGTGCTTGAAGAACTGAGTACGGATTGGAATTGGTGCCTTGATGTGCAGCGTTACCATGCAATGAGCAAAGGGAGTCCAATGCTGATGCTTGGCGAGATAATTGATAAGCTTCTTATCTCTTTCTTCAAGAGTATAAGTAACATCAACCCTGCCATCTTGATCAGCAGTGATTTCTTCCTGCCATTTAGACATCTTATTAAAAGATACACGGGCAGCATTGACAACCGTTAGGTCACTGCCCATGGTATCAATGATCTCTACGAACCCGTTGGTTCCTATATTCATTTACTACCTCAACTAATTTATCTGGTGTTGAATAACACCTTGGAATGTTAAATAAATAAGTCAGTGTAGCACTGCACTTATCGACACAATCTCTACGCTTGGGCCATAAGCCTAGGCTATAGTACCACAAATGCCTACATAAACCATCATATTTTGAGTATGGTAAGAAATCATTAGTAAAATTTCTTACAGAAGGGAGATCAGTTATATCTCCAACATAAAACTCTGAGAATGATTTGTATAGTCTTACATCGGCAGCTGGGGTTGTCCACCTAGGTAGGATATCAAGATCAAAGAAGTGTATTACAATATCTTCAATGCGGATTGAGCAATGATTCCATTTGCACACAGTTCTCTGCAACATGTCTACATATGGCGAGATCATTCTCTCTAACTTGTAAACTCTCAGGTAAACTTTCATATGTATATTGTACCCTATGTTCGGTATAAGGTAGAACAACTCCCTGTGGGGTGTACTCTACCATACGGATCGTTACGTCTAGTACTTTAGGCATGGTAAAATAAAAAAGGGCAACCCAGGGATTACTCCCTAGGTTGCCCTTTTGTTTAGACGAGTTGAAGTGCGGAGTTAAAGACGTTGATCTTCTCCTTGGCACCATTGCCAAAGAGAGTATCAGTAAACTTATTCTCGGACTTCTTCTCGCCTCGGTAGATCTGCTGATGATCAAGCCAATAGGTAACAGCATTCATTGCCGTCCAGAGATTAGCACCAGAGTGCTTAACCTCGGCATCGAATGTGTTGCTCCACTTGGTGATGGTTGACATAGCAGACTTATTATCTTCAATCTGATCCTCATTCATTGGAGAATCATGGATCTCACCAAACGAATTCATATACATCTCAGTCCAGAACTTCTGGACAAATTCCGTATTGACTTCCTTGTTACCAAGAGCATCATCTGCTCAAGTCGGTCTTGCATATTACCGACATGACGCATAGAGATGATCATATTCTGCTTCTTGCCGCTCTGAAGGGCCATGTTCAAAGTGTTCTGGCAAAGAACACGAATGCTGGTGGGCAGAGAACTAAGGGGCCATTGTCCATCATGTCCATTTGTGAACAGGGTGGTGGCATAGTTTTCATCCCGCTTGGGACCAACATCAAAGGAGTTACCCTTCATCTGGATCCAAACACGCTGACCACCATTCAAGGAGCCAGCGGTTTCGATCTGAACCTGATTGTTCACAGCAACACGCTCGCACAGATAGGCGAGCTCCATGTTCTGGACAACCTGGTAGTCAGGTCCAACAATACCAAGAATAGTCTTAGTATCGTCACGAACAGTGGCAAAGTGCTTGTTCGTGGTGATATATTCCCCATTGTCAGGGGAATCCGTAAAGATGGGCTGCTTGGTAACAGCCCAGTTAAGCTTGGCAGTATCCAAAGTTTCTGTCAGGCTTAGGTCGGATACGTCACGACCAACGGTATTAAAGATTGACATTATATTTCTCTACAAAAGTAGTTATTGGATACC